TCAATATAACGGGTCCAGTCAATAGCATTATCGCTCACTTTTGGAAATCTGCCGGGACGGAAGTTGATACGGTAGTCGATGGAAGACAAATGTTTATCATTTGTTACTTCTGTACGCTTTTCTATGCCCAGATAGCCGGAATCACCGTAGACCACCCCATCGTCCTCTCGGATCAGTTCTGATGCTACGGTTACATCATGAACATTGGCAGAGGCGACTTCTATCGTATGGACGTAGCCAGTTCCGGCGTCCACACCTGCATGGCACTTCATCCCCAATCGCCACTAATTCCCTTTCTTGGTCGAGTGCATTTCCGGATCCCTCTGTTTTTGTGCATTTTTAGTAGAGCTTGGCGCGTCTATAATAGTGGCGTCCACTATTGTTTCGCCTTTCATGATATGCCCGCTTTTTACCATCACCCGGTTGCTTGCATCAAAAAACACTTTATTTAGCCCGTGTTCCTCCAGTAGATGCCGGAAATTGCATAGTGTTGTCTCATCCAGTACACTGTCCTCCAGAAAATTGATCCCAATAAACTTGCGCATGGCGTAACTGTCATAGATTGCGTCTTCTGTCCCTGGATCCGAAAGATTGAACCAGACCTGCAGCAAATACATCCTCAGCATCAGCTCCAAATCTATGGGTCGTCGACCTCGTTTGCCTGCTGGATAATATGGCTTGATGATTTCAATCCACTCATCCCACGGAATGATCTCCTCCATAATCTCCAAAAACTCTTCCCGCTTCGTTTTCTTCTTCCGGCAACTATATTCCATATCGCTCAATGTCTGCTGATTCATTTTCCATCCGCCCCTCTGCTTTCTGTTCCCATTCTATCACATTTTTTACTTCCTGAATAGGGGCGATTAAATCAGAGATTCCTTTATTTTCCGCTTATTAGACGGTGAAACAGTATAGCTCATTTTCTCAGGTACTCCTGTAATTTAATGGACAGGGTAGCCATGAACAGATCCCCCCGCCAGTCAAAGTGCTGCGCTTTTGCCGTATGGCCGGTAATGACCCAGCGGTATTTCCCATACACCTTTGTCCCTAAAGTGAGCGGAAGAGTTTTCCCCTGTTCCTTGTATTTTTGGATTTTCTCAATTTCTCTGATTGGCTCCACCCCTAATTGAGCCAGAAGCGTTATATCAAAAGAGATTTGGTCCGGGTCCACTCCTGTAAATTCCACCAGCCCCCGGCCTAGGTGCCGCTGATGAACGGCATACTTAGCCGTGCCGGACCACTGAAAATTACTAAGCACCCGCATTGTAGATGCGGACACCGTAAAAACAATGTCACCTAAACATCCGATTATTGCCACGGCTGATACGCCCCCAATACAAAACCGTGGCCGTTCCCAACAGGCAGGAATAAAGTGATCACCTTGTCCCCGACATTTGGAAGCCACGGCTTAATAATTAAGTCGTGGTGGTGCTTTTTGAACTTTTCAATGCCTTCTCCGTCCGGTCCAGCGTCTTCTGTCCGCTGTTCCTCATCGTCATAATCGTGAATGTGGGGATGGCAGTCCAGAACAGCAAGCCAGTCCGAAATAAGGCCGTCTTTATCATCAAACTTTACATGAGCAATCCGCTTATCTTTATTGACTGCCGTAACAGTGCCAATCCGGACAAGATTTTCCAGCGCGTTTGATTCATCCACTAGTATCCCTCCAATACATTCCGTAACTGGATTTGCGTTGTATAACCGGAACTGCCTACTTTATGGACCGCCTGGCTAATGATGTACTTGCCATCCCATCCGCCGAATTTTTGAAGCTTTACCGTTACCCCTGCCACTAAATCAGGATTTCCAATCATAGTAAAACTGGCCGTTTTTTGAAACTTGTTATGGAGGCGCAGCGTTTTTTCCGCCAGGGTTTGTGCTTCCCCAACACTGGCTACACGGGCTTCAATCTCCAACTGCTGCTTGCTTTTAATTTTGCTGTCTGTGGCAATCCCTGTAATACACTGGCCCTTGGCCGGATTGTTGTACCTTACCCGGCAGGAGGAATATTGTGTATCCGCCGTGCTGGTGCCTACGCTATATTTGGTATAAGTGCCGTCCCCCCGCTGAATGAGTAATACTTCATCTTTTGCCTCGTATTGGGCCTGGTCAAAGCAGACAATGATTTTATTTGTGGTTTTTAAGGAAACACCTGCCTCATGGCATAATTTTCTTAGAAAGGCAATGTCGCTGGTTTTTATCTGCTCTACCCGGTCATAGGCGGGGTTATAGGCAGATTCATACATGCAGATCATCCCGTTATTGGATGCTATCTCATTGGCGATACCGGATAATGTATAACCTTCCCAGGCTTTTGTTTTTTTCATTTGGCGGATGGTAGCATTAAAGGGCAGGGCCGTTGCTTTGATGGTAACCACATTGGGCGGGCCGGAGGCGGTAACGGTATCCAGTTCAAAGGTTCCGAAAGGAAAATAGATGTCCTTGCCGTCGCTCCTCTGGTTTTCCTGTAAAAGCACCGCTTCTATCTCCAGCTTTGCGGCGGCTGCGGCTTCTATGGCCTCCATGAGCCATTGCTCCATCCATATCCGGTCCCGGTCCTGTAAGGTTATCTGTAAATCGTCTGCTTCATCTTCTTCATTGTCGGTATAAGTTACCGACAGCAGATAAGGCCGGATGGATTCTGTAATGTCTACCCCGTCAAAGGCGATTTCTACAGCCGTTCGACGGGCTAAAGAACTTTTGCTCATCTGTTCACCTTCTTCCAGGGCGGTAATTTATTGCTGATTTTCTGGGGGACGTCCGGGATAACCAGCGTAACCCCGGCTGAAAAAAGATAGGTTTCCAGCTTGCTTTGCGTGGGGTTGGCGTTCATGAGAATATCCGTATAATCCGTGCTGCCCATCTGGCGGTGGGCGATGCTGTCCCACATATCGCCTTGTACTGTTGTGTAGGTTTTCAAGCCATAGCCCTCCTTTTTTGGTCAGCCATCATATTCAACATGGCTTCCTGTACCAGCCGGGCAATATCTTCACTCTGGGCCTGTAAAGCTTCTACTGTTTCCGGAGTAGCGTTTCCCTGAATGTTAATGGAAAGTTGGATGGTGACAGGGGAATCCCCACCGCCATAAGGCGTTACCATAGCGGAAATCCCTGGGGAAGTTTTCATAGAGGCGGTTTCAGAAGCGTTGAGAACTTTCTCCCCGCCGTTAAAATAGACCAGCTCCGGCCCTTCCTCTCCTACCAGGGCGAAACCCGGTTCTGCGCTTTCGGTACCAGACGCATAGTGGGGCGTGGGGCTTCCTAAAAGATCCAAAGAAACGCTTCCGCCGCCAACAGAAGATAAAGCGCTTGCGGCAGCTACGCCCAGCCGGTTATATGCCCTCTGGACATCCGGGAGCATATCCTCCGCCGCGTTGATAAAGCCCTGAATGGTGGCCTGTCCGCTTTCCAGGGCTTCATTGCTTAGATCCATAGCGGCAATATCTTCCGCCAAAGCCTGCTGCAATTCGTCCATCTGGCTGCTGAAATCGGTTTTTAAATCAGCTACACTTTGTGCCGCGTCGTCCTGGGCCTTTTGCAGTTCCTCCCAGTTTTGTACCATGGCCTTTAAATCTGCGTCATTGGCGCTGACCATGCCGGCAATCATATTGACGCTGTTGGCGCTTCCATCCGCAAAGCTGGCAATGACGCTGCCTAAACCTTCAATATCGGAGGCTCTGTCCCGCAGGGATTCTAAATTCTGGTTATAGGCTTCCCAATAAGCAATCTGGCTCTCCATGGAAGTATTAACGCTGCCGGCACTGACAGCCGCAACCTGCGCTGCCTGGTCCCACAAGGCGTACTGTCCGGAAATGGATTCATGGGCCGCGGAATAGGCTTCGCCATAAGCAGCCACGAGGCTTTCTACTTGGCTGACCGTTCCACCAATCACATTTTCTAAAGCGCTGATCTGCTGGGCTGTTTCCTGTGATACGCCGCTTTGCTCCGCTAAAGCCGCGTTATAATCCCCAATGGCGTCCTTGGCGGATAATGCCGCCGCTTCTCCTTCTTCAATGGCGGCATTGTAATTTTTAATGGTGTTTTCTGTCCGGGTATATTCCAGATCCAGCTCGTTTACCTGTTTCACCAGGGCAAGCTGCTCCGGGGACGACATGTCAAGCCCTTGAGCGCTTAATTGGGTCAGGCGCTGCCGGACTTCCGCCCGTTCTTTTTCAATTTCCGTCAGGCGTATTTCCGCCGCTGTCCGGTCCAGCTTATTTTTGGCAAGCTCCTGT